TGCCGACTCAACCGGTTCTGTCTTTAACATTTCAACAATGTATTTTTCATACAGTTCATCACGGCACCAGTGATCTAATTTTACATCACTGCGGATAACATAGTCAATGAAACGTTCTGGATGAATGGGAGTGACGTTATTGACAAAACTACCAAATTTAACAAAGGCATTATAATACGCACTCTTACAAAATTCCTCATAGGTCTTTTGTCGTTGACTGCCTTCGCGAATTTTATACCACTGGTTGAAAGCATAGAAACCGCTTTGTACACGCTTTTCATCTTTCTGCATCGCACGTCTTTTAGGTTCGCACATATGAGCAAACAAGGTCTTTTCTTTCATAAAGGCCTTGCCACAATGTGTGCAATTAAAAGGTTGTGCTTCTAATTTGATCATTCTGCAGATTCGTAGGTTGCTTCAAAGATATCCGGTTTACAGGCATAGAACTCGCCTTGTACGCCTTTAATAATCCAATCGCCTTCTGTGGCAATATGTTTAACTGTCAAATGAACACCGTCTTCTAATGTGCCAATTTCTGCTTCACCTTTGGCAGTAGGATGGCGTTCTTTGCGAATGTTGCCTAATACATCTCCGCAAAACTCTCGAAGAGCGGCAATACCTTCGTCTGTGTAGATAAACTGTACAGCATCAATAACTACAGGTTTCTTTCTAAACTTCATGTATATTCCTTACGTTGTTTTTTGTCGTACCCTAAACTGTCAAATAACTCGTTAAGATCATCTTTAGTCATTAAACTGGCTAATACTCTAATATCATCCATTTTCTTTGAAGGATATAGTTCTGACAGCAATTTTTCTGTTTTGTTATTAGCAGTCGACTTGCTGACTAATTTAAGATACTGATATCTAACATCCATACCTGTTCCACAACTGGCAAACAGTTTCCACAACATACCTTTGTGTCCTTTGCTCAGTGTCCAATGATCTTTATTCACAAGGTCGTTAACACGATCAAGGATAAACTCATATGTATCTGGATCAACACCTTGTGGATTTGATACATAACGCATCAGGATGTAGGGACTGAACACTTTCTTAACATCATCTTCGAGGCTGTCATAGAAGCCATGATTTCTCATGTTAATATTTTTTAGTTCTGAATTGATATCAAGTTTTGCGGCCATGTCTTTCTTCGTATTCTTTGCTGAGATAATATGCTATTTTAGCACGTTCCAGGGCATCTCGTATAGTGGGATTGGTTTCAGCGGCTCTACGTATTTTACCCCACAAGTCCGCTTCTTTTAGATGTTCGTGTAAAGGACGACCGTCTGGAGTTCTACTGTCGTAGTCAATCTTATGACCATTTATTGGATCATATTCATAACCAACTTCAAATCTTGTACTTGGATCTGCACCTGATTCTCTGGCGTAGACAGTGTTGCCGTCTCTTTCGTAAACATAGGTAGCACCTGGTTTAAGATTTCCCATATTACCAACACTTAGAATAATCTACCAACTCACTTTGGCGACTGACTTCCTTTACAAAAAATGCACAGGAAGGTTTAGGACCTGCTGATAATGGAGTTGTTAACAGTTGTCCAGGACGCATCTTTGGAAAATACCATTTAACATCTTGATAAACATTGATGATATCGATATCGAAAAATTCTGGTCTGAATCCCGAAATAGGATTAAAACAGAATGTCCTAAATCCCCTGTCATTAAGACTTGTCAATGGTAGAATCTCCATACCAGGGCCCTCAGGATCTCCAACAATTGTACACCAATCAAGTGGCATATTAACTGTATATGGTCCAATTTTTAATACAGCCGCAGGTGCTGTAAAACTTTCTAAAAAGATAAGAGGAATATAAAAATAATCCGGATTGGCAGGATCGCTATTGTCAAACACGCTAAATCGCATGTCTTCCTCTAACTCCTCTGGTAAATCATTTAAGTAGTACGTTTTGTTTTCTAATGTTAAAATTTGCATTAATATTTTACCTTTTCCACCGCGAACGGATATTTGGCTTCCTTATAATATTTCTTACGCTCCGTAAGATGTTTCTTCGCATACTTCGTCGTTGCAGTGACATCCCAGATCTGTACGAAGTCTTTATCGTCGGCTTTTCTAATGCCGCGGCCAATTGATTGTATAACGCGGACAAAGCTCTTTCCGGGCTCAAGAAGAACCATATTAAATATCCTTGGAATATTAATACCAACAGCGGCCACACCATAAGTCGCCACAATAATCTTCTTATCAGCAGTTGCCACTCCATCATATTCCTCTTTTCTATCTTTAGTTTTTACTTCGCCGGAAATGAACACAGAATCTTCTATGTTACTACATATTATACGGCCTGATTCTATTCTGTCAACCAGTACAAGTGTATTTCCGCCTTCAGAAATAGATTTAATTAGGCCACTGATATACTTCATTCTTGTTTCATCTGTGACAAGATATTTTAGTTCTTCGGGGTAGGATTTAAATTCTTTCCACTCGGCAGTTTGTAAAATGTTCACATGACAATTGCTCAACACACCTTTTTCCTGTAGTTCGTGTGCTTTAACTGTGTGAACAACTTCACCTAATCCTGCCTTGATATTTTGAAAATCTATGTCTTCTTTTGGAACCGTGCCTGTTAAGCCCCAACGTATAGGTGCGCCTGCCATATAGTTGGTTAAAAGTTTCTTTAGAACATCAGCCTTAGCCATGTGAACTTCGTCAACCATGATACAGTTAACACCATCTAAGAATGTGGCAAGATCAAGTGCATCCTCACTATCATGGGATTTTTTCTCTAAAATATTGAGACTTTGCCAAGTACAAATAGTGTGCGTTTTTCCTAACTCTTTTCTGTCGCCGTAGTAAACACCTACGTCTAATTGCACGTTTTGAAAGTCTTCTTCTGTTTGTTCAACTAAACTCTTGTTAGGAACAATGGTTATTGTTCGACCGTATTTTTCACAGATTTTTGCCAAAGTTGCGGTGGTAATGGTCTTGCCAAATCCAGTGGCAATTTCTTGAATACACTGAGGATTCTCAAGGAACTTGTTGACAACTTCAACTTGGTCATCTCGCAATCTGATAGGTTGTCCGGCAAACCTGTGTCCTTCTGGCCATGTTTGATCACCCCAAAAATCTTCGGAAATTTTGGTGAAATTTAAGGCCAATGGATTACGTAGATCTTCTACTAACGGATCATAACCTTGGCTGATTAATTCTTCAATAACCTGTGGAAGCATACTCATATAAGTTGTTCCGCCGAGACCAAAAAATGAGGTACAGCCATCCCAACGTCCTAACTTGTAGGCCGGAAGATATCGTGCTTTTTGGTCAAAATACTTGAATTTTTTGACCAATGATTTACGAGTGTCTAAGTCAAGACCTTCTATCTTTACATTGACTTCGTCCTTGATGATGATTTTACAATTTACACTCATTTTTTTGTATTATAGTATTTGACTTGATCTGGAAAGTCCGCAAGATAACTTTGTAATGAATAGTGAACCCCTGGTAAAGCCCCTAAATTTATCACAAGTTTAAACTCTATTCCACTTTTTACAATAGGCTTCGGAAGTTTATGGCTGACAAAAACAAATTTTGTGTCTTCTGTAATAGGACTGTTCAATCCTTGTTGTTTAACCAATTCATTAAATGTTCTATCAGAAGTGTTGTCTGTCCTAAACATCACAGAAATCTGATTTTTTGTGAAATTTTTGGTGGAAAGATAAGCCCACCATTTACGTAGGTGGTGAATTTCTCTCCCAGGAGGGATAACAATTAGTGTAGGCGTCAGTACTGAAATCAAATCATCAAAAATTTCAATTTCATGCTCATCCCCGTTAATTTCTAAATCCACGGGAGTTGTGGAATTTAGGAATTTTTTGGTAAAAATGGAAAAATTGCCATTTTCTAAGGCCTCATTGATTCCGGGGTCCCAAGTGGTGATCCCATACCTTTTCGCATGATACAAAATTTCCAAAAAATTCATATTTTCTGGTTGAGGCACTGAAGGATGCGTATTGTTAAAATAAAACAATTCATCCTTGTATTTCAGTTGGGGCACAAAATCCTCAAAATTTACCAAAATTTCGTCAATTTGGTCAAAAATTGCTTTTGTACGATCACAGGCCTCAAAGCCCTGAGGCACTACCTCATTTTTTAAGAACATAGCCGCACGTTCGGTCAACGGAAATGCCCAAATTTTGTTTTCGCCGTCCCACGTTGCCGAGTCACCGAACTGCCTACCGTTAAAAGACCTCAATTTTCCCACCAAATTTTCATCATATGAAAAACTAACCGAGAATTTTTTTGTACCCTCGTCAATGAAGGTGATTTTTTTAGATTGTGGTTCGATTTTTCTCACTCCCAGTCTCAAAGTTGGATTAGCAAGATGAGGTAGGACATCACCCTTCATGTATGCTGACAAAGGTGCGTGGTATTTTTTCAGCAATTTTAGGCTCATGTCCAATTGTTTTTGTGTTAGACCCTTACCCATCCAAATTTGATTGGAAAAACTGTTGAACATAACAAGATCTCGGTTATGAACAACAGAGATATGAACGGATGCGTGGATAATGTCTTCTAAAAACATAGCGATTCCTTAAACTTGGACGTCTTCCATACCTGCTGTACGCAGTTTGATAATATTACCGATTTGCCACTGTTTAATGTCAAGGCCTTTGATGATGCCTAACCACTGATTGCGAAGTAGAGCAAATTCGTTGATGATTTTTTCCATGTCAACAACATCTACATCACCTTCGACGTATTTTTCCACGTCTCTTGAACTAAGAGCACGTTGATAGTTTTCTAAATATTTGCGAAACGTCTTAGAACGAATTCTACGAAGTTCAATATTTAGATATTCTAAGATACCTTCAATTTCTTGAAGTTGATTGAACCGTTGTTCTACAATGCCCGGCAAAGAGGAAGAGGCTTTTTCTACGACACCGTAGATTTTTACCTCTTTCCTTGCTTCGTCAAGTTGAGCATAATAATAATCGATACAGTCTGGAAGATGAGCAATGTCCTTGCTCACCTTTGAGTACCAATTCATTAATAGTCCTCATCTTCCTCGTAATTGTCTTCGTCTTCTTCATCCTCGTAGCCACTTTCTTCCTCAACTACGTGGCGAATTGCTTCGTCAAGATGAGAATCGTAGCCAATGAGACTTTCAAGAATTGAAGCAGTCACGTCTTCCTTTTCTAACAAAAAATCGACATATTGATTAGCCGCCATGTCTTTATTTTTCTCTGGAATATACTCTTTAAAAGTATCCCAAATTTCCATAATTAATGCTTCATCCATTATGCGTCCTCTGTTTCCTCAATTGTTACTGCTGTGTCTAACAGACTTTCATCCCATTCTTCCATAATGACTTTGAGTTTATCTTCAGTCCAATTTTTACGGAATTCTGACATGACTTCGCCTGTAGTCTTACTTAGATATTGTAACTTATTTCCTGATTTTGTCAAGATATTTTTCTTCTCAAATAAGTCCACTAATCCTGAAGTAGGTTTCATACCCGTTGAGTAAGGAATTTGAACTTGAACAGTTTCAAAAGGTTTACTGTAACGAGTTTTCATAACCTTACAAGCACTTCGAATACCTAAAACATCCGAAACTTTGTTACCATTCTCATCTTCCTTTAACTTCAACTTCTTCATGGCAACCACGATAGAAGATGCATAAACGAATCCCTGTCCACCAGATATCTTATCGTCTGGATCGAACATATCTTGCGAAGCGTATGTGTGATTAGTACATACCAACCCGACATTGTAACTACCAAACATATTAACACAATTACGAACCAGCGCCGTAAGTGCTTTAGGCTTTCTACCCATATCACCTTTTAGATCTCCTGCTTCAAATTGATTAACGTCAGTTGGTGTTAACAACATACCAAGTGAGTCAATGACAAACAAGACTTTTGGACGTTCTTCTTGTGGCATACCTTTGTACTCTTTCATGAACTCATTGATTGTCTTTGCAACATCATCAATCATTGCCATGTTGAGTTTAAGTAATTTATCTTCTGAAGTAGAAACGCCTAAATCATGCAACCATTGTTCATCTAACGCATTTTCTGTATCAACTAAGATAACATAAATGCCTTGTTCTTGAGCATGACGGATAAGATTACCACTACAGATATATGATTTACCTGCACCAGATTCTCCGGCAAACACAGTCACCTTACCAAGGGGAACTCCCTTATAGAAGTCCCCACTGATTAGATAGTTTAGTGCGTAGTTGCCAGTTGAGATCCAGTCTGTAGGATCGTTAAATCCTACACCTAAACCATCAATAGATTTAGTCAAGGATTTACGAAACTTCGAAACATCGAAGGCTTTTCCCATAACTATCTCCTATTATTGTTGACGACTACGGATCATCTTTAAGATGTCCTGAGCACGACTACCTGCTTCTGACTTAGTATCTTCGGCTACTGAAGCAGGAGCGGCTTTGGCCACTGGTGCTGGAGTATCGTCTATTTCTTCGTCATCTGTTGTAGTAGATGCTACTGCTTTTGGCGCACTTGATGCGGCATTGTTGCTATTAAACCCTGCTGGTTTGAAATACTGTCCCCAACGTTCTGCATCATATGCTTCGCCATTTACAGAGGCTTCAAACATTTCCATCATGACCTTGAGTTCAACTTCACCTGGCTTCTTGGGCAAGAAATCCTTCAAATTAAACACACCATATTGTTTAATTGCGGCATTTTCTTCATCGCTAAGAGCACGCTCACGACGAGCCCAGTTAGAAGTAGAGTAATCAGCATAACCACCCTTGCTTGTTTTAGTGATACGGAAATCTGTACCACGTAGGTAGTCTGTTGGAATTTCTTCCATGTCTGGATCCAACAATGCGGCTTTAACAATGTTAAAGATTTGACTGCCGATAATGAATCGACGGATTGGATTCTCAGGAGTTTTGCCTTCTTCTTTGAATGCGCTATCTACTACAAAACCTTGGAACAAATATGAACGTTTCTTCCAATATTTGCGACCTTGCTCTTCCAAAGATTTGTCTTTAAACCAAGGACGTACCTCAGAAAGAATTGGACATGTCTCGCCCCACATTTCCATACATGGAACTTGTACGGTGACAATTTTGGAGTTTGCTTCATTCTTAACGCCAGCAAAATCAAGTTTGATCATTGCTCGCTCGATCCAGAAGAATGTATTGTTTGGGTCAGCGTCAGGCAAGAAACGAACTGTAGTCGTTGTGCCTTCTGGCATATTCCAATGGGGGTAAATTGCGTTGTCTCCACCTGCCGAGCCACCGGTGTTTTGTTGAGATGATGCTTGAAGTTTTGCGCGGATTTCTGCTAAAGTTGCCATAATGTTTTTCCTTAATAAATGTTTTATGTGCCATTTCTTTAAAGCCAACTGACTAAAAAGAAAAAGTGCATAACGTTATGTTATACACTTTTATTTATATTGTCAAGAACAATTATGCCAATTATCTGGCGGCATTTTTCCACATTGCGGCGGCCGCAATACGCTTGCCTTTTTCACCACCGCCTGCGGCTTTGGCTACTTTGTCAAAACTTTTACCAGGCTTTCCAATGTCTTTTCCTGCTTTGGCTTTTTTGGCAATTGATGATTTTTGGCCTTTGCTCAGTCCTGCGCTTGGCTTGCTTTCTGTAACTTTCATTCCGGCCAATTTCATAATACGACTCATTTCTTCATATGCCATTTGTTGCTGTGAGCGTTGGCTTAGATGAGCAACAAGTCGCTCTGCAAGTTGGCCACCTTGGTCACCGAACATTTTTTTACAGTGAACAATAACTCCTGTTTCACCTTTAGGGAAACGTCCTGTTTCTTTGTCATAGAATGATTTAACCACTTCAGCAATTTCTCTCATATTGGCTTGTTGTGGGTGAGGCTCTTCGTTGTCCATAGAGTCTTCGTTTTCAGCCATAGGTGCTGGAGCCATTGCGTTTGGATCTTGAGCAGGAGGTGCTTCAGCCGGGGCTGGTTCAGGCTCAACTGGTGCTGGCTCCGGA